AAACTGAAAGAAAAGCTCGAAGCGCCTGCGGCACTGGAGGTCGGCGAAGCCGCCGCCGCCGCCGTGAGCGAAGCGAACGGCGGGTTGGAGATGCCTGAGGATTGCATGTATGGCGAAGCCAAGGTATATGCGGGGCAAATGCACATCTCGCCGGGGCTCGGGTATCCAGCGCTCCTCGGAGCCTATTCCGTGAAGCCAGAGGTAAGAAGAATGTGCGGCGTGCTACTTACTATGTATGTCGCGCTGATAGCGAGAGTAGGCGGCGGAAAGAACGTCGCGATGGATCGTGCCCAGCAGATACTAGGATTGACCAAATTCAACGGCGGATCGGGAGAATATGCCAAAGCCGCGCCGGGCGGCATACGCGGGCTGTTCACTATGATCGGCGACAAACCCAGCGGCAAGCGAAACGACAAATCCAGAGTAGCTGGCGCTAGAAAGCTCTTGCTGCTCACCCATGAAATGTCCGATGTCCTGAAAATGACGGGGCTTGAGAATAGCACCTTGGCATCAAGACTATGCGACCTATGGGACGATCCCGAGTTTCAATACCCGACCAAGGATTATGTCATCGACGTAAATTGCCGACTTAGTTGGATCGGCGGCGTGCCATGCACAGCCGAGAACCCCACGCGGTTCACGGAACTATTCGACTCCGAGACGAGCCACGGTTTGTATGATCGCCTGTATCTCGGATATTCCGAAGCCAGATTCAATTACAAGCCGTGGGAGCCGCCGTCAGTCGCGGTGGACTACGACGATTACACCGTGCATACACCACCTTATGTGGAGTCCGTCGAGCCCGCAGCACAGGCGATATATGACGCATGGAAGCCGTGGGGCGAGAGCACCAGAGCCAAACAACTATGCCTAAAGGTAGCCGTGATCACGGCGATGATGAACCACGAGCGCACGGTCGGCGAAGAGTGCATGAAGTGCGCAGTCAAATTCATGGAGTGGCAAATGAAGCTGAAGAAAGTGTTCCAGCCCGGCGAGGCGGTCAATGACGCAGCTAGGCTGCGAGTAATCATACTGGATGCAATGAAACAGAAATGCGAACCCGGAAAGTACATCAATCTCATGCGCTTAGCGCACGACCGCAAATGGGCGGCTAAGTTTGGAGACTGGCTGGTGAAGACCACCATATCCAACCTCGTGGACATGAAAGAATTGGTGCCGAAGCCAGAGCCCGTGTTCGACAAAGATGACACGGACAAAGTCATCGACGTGAAGGACTCCAAAACCATGTTCACTTTGAGGGACTGGAAGGCAGTGGGGATTCCCCATCCACCCAAATGAAAACTAACATCAACAACTTACGGGGAAATTCGGTGGATGGGGATTCCCCATCCCCAGATGATTTTCGACCATATATACCTGTAAATATAAGAGAGAGAGAGGTTTAATTAACTGATCTATATGATTGGGGAAAGGGGAAGAGGAAGTACTACAACGTCTCCGAGGACTATACGCACAGGGGTATTCCCCACCGTCCCCATTTTCCCCAATCGGAAATTTCTTCCGATTTGCTAACTGCCATTGCTGGGTCACAGCCCCACGTACCCAAGTGACGTGAATTCCAAATGATTGTCCAAGGATGGTATTTGGAGTCATGAAGACGGTCTTTTGCAAGGTCTGCGCTAAGGAAGTAATGCTCAACCCCGGTATGCCTTGGTTCTTGCTTTACTCGACGCATCCCGAGGCGGATGTTTCCATTTACTGTTGTGATGAATGCTCCCGAGCGGATCATCAATTTCTGGAGCCGGTAGATTTTGGTCTTTGATTGACATATGACCCCCAAGGAGCGGAAGCGAGAACGGAACCGTCGTTACTACCAGAGCCATGTGGAATATTTCGCCGCGAAAGCTAGGGACCGGAAGCGAAGATTGAAGCAATGGCAGGAGCACGACCGTAAGCTGGCGCTCCGCGATATGCCTATTGTGATGATGACCCCCGAGCAGTTCGCGGCGCTGTAAGCAATGAATCTCTCGGCATCATGACTTCCGAATGCCTTGGTTATGGCGCAGTTCAATTACGAGTGCCGATACGTCAAGTGCAGCGAATCGGGTGAGCTTTACAAGTGCGACCGCCCAGCGCGGGGGATGTTTTGCGAACAGCACGCTAGGCTTTTTGCTGAAGTCGAAGCGATGGATATTGAGATCGACGAGTATTTCAAGGAAACGCAATGATAGCCATCATCGGAGTCGCGTTTGTGCTGTGGGTCGTCATCATCAGTGCTGCACTGGAGAACGGAAACCTATGACCGAGATCGAATATTTGGCGGCGATCCTGAACGAACTACGGGTACTGCATCGGGTTATGTGCAGCGGTTGCTACCATTGTCAGCCCATTGAAGACCCGAATCTGAAAAAGGAATTGACCAAGGTGTTGGGTGTTGGTCCTGACGAGGTGTTCAATCAGTGACGGAACATCTAAGGGTTTACTGTGAAGCCTGATAAGTCATTTCGCGCTCACAATCTCGCCGATGTGTAGTTCGTAGTTGATCGCGCTTGTAGTGATTTTGTCGATGCGGACGACCACCTTCACCGCATCTTTTTTACAGCAGTTGATGAGACGAAGCTCGAATGGACATTCGATACCTTCAAGCCGTTTCGTCCAGTACGGTTTGATCTCCCGGTACTCGACCTTCTTGGTGCCAGCCAGAATCTCATCCAGCCACTTGCGCTTAATCGTCGTCGTTATGCGTTTCACCTATATTTGATGCGGAATAGAGCAGGAACGTCACATTTTATGCCTTACGAGACCGTTCAGCACCTTTGGCTACCTTAGTAACCCCAAACCTCACCCGACGCTCAACTATGCGCCAGAGCGCTCGGGATGCGCGGGAAACAGCTATCTGCCTCTTAGTAGATGCCTACTGAACCTAAAAGATACTGTCAAGCGTGTGCGGGAGTTTGTGATTTGTCATGCAAGATCGCCTATGACAAAAACAGGCGAGAGACTGACCCGCTTCGCAAACTCTACAACCAATCACGCTGGCGTCACCTTGCAAAACAGATTAAGCATCGCGATCCGTTGTGCTGCATGTGCGGGTACAAAGCAAGCCGGGTAGTCGATCACAAAATACCTGCGCACGATTGGGTCGCTGCTGGTCATTCGTTCTGGGACGCTTCGAACTGTCAGGGTTTATGTGTTCGCTGCCACAACGCTAAGACAAGAGCAGAACAAGCAGCGAGACAACAGCCGACGCAAACGCCGCGCACCCGTGCGCCCGGCTAACCATGCGCCGTCTGTTGGACCCCGCGCCCCCTCAATTCTCTGGGACGCGGCATCCTCGCAGACCGCGCAGCATTGGTTTTCACGGCGTCAGATTGAAGGGTAGGGTATCCAATGAAGGCAAACGAGTTACAAGCGGATAATCGGAACGCAAATAAGGGCACCAAACGCGGGCGGCAAATGGTTGCCGACTCGCTGAGGGATTACGGGGCGGGGCGCTCCATTCTTCTCGACAAAGATGACCGCATAGTGGCAGGAAATAAAACCGCCTTCGCCGCTGGCGACATGCCCGTTCGCATAATCGAGACGGACGGCACGGAACTGATAGCCGTCAAGCGCACGGACCTAAGTCTGGATGATAAGCGAGCGCGAGAATTAGCCATCGCCGACAACCGGGCAGCGCAAGTGGGGCTGGAGTGGGATACGAGCGTGCTGAAGACGCTCCAGAACGAGATCGACTTGGAAAAGTTTTTCAAGGCGTCTGAATTGAAACGCATGTTTCATGAGGAAGAGGGCATGGAGCAGAATCCCGATCTCGCCTATGCCGTAATCATAGACTGCGACAGCGAGCAGCACCAGAGCGAGTTACTTGCCAAGCTGGAAGCCGAAGGACATAAGTGCCGTCTATTGATCTCGTAATCCCCAACACAATCGAACGTACAGTCCGGGTCAGACAGCTAGAGGCGTTGTTTGATGTGCCGCCTCAAGAGCATACGAAACTGGAATGGCATGGCGATCTGCCTATCGAGGGCTTGCCTTGGAACGTCGGCTTGATTCTAGGTCCGTCAGGCTGCGGCAAGACTCAAATCCTGCGCACTCTCTACCCCGGCTCCGATGCACCTCTGGAATGGGATAGCAAGTCAGTGGTGGATAACTTCGAGACAGGCTCCATGCAGGAAATTTCGGAGGCGTGTTCCTCCGTGGGTTTCGGAACGGTTCCGGCATGGATGCGACCGTATAGCGTGTTATCGAACGGTGAGAAGTTCAGAGCCGAGATGGCACGCCGCTTATTGCGAGACAACCCCATTGTCGTTGACGAATTTACTTCCGTCGTGGACAGACAGGTGGCGCAGATCGGCGCTCACGCCGTACAAAAACGGGTGCGCAAGATGGGCAAGCAAATTGTTGCGGCATCATGTCATTACGACATCGTAGATTGGCTGCAACCGGATTGGATTCTCGAACCAGCCACAATGAGTTTCGTGGCGAGGGGGAATCTTCAACAACGACCACCTATCTCAATCGAAGTGTGCAGGGTCAAGTATGAGGCTTGGCACACCTTCTCTCCGTTTCACTATCTGACCGCAGACCTCAACAAAGCCGCCCGGTGCTTCGGGCTGTACGCCAATGGTCAGCTTGCCTCGTTCGCTGGCGTGCTGTACAGACCCCACGCCAAGGTGCGGGACATTCGTGGACTGTCGCGCCTCGTGACGCTCCCAGATTGGCAGGGGCTTGGGCTGGCAATGATCCTCAGCGAGAAATTGGGGGCAGCCTACAAAGCCATTGGCTGCCGCTTCCATGTTTACCCGGCGCATCCGTCGCTGATCCGCTCCTATGCCAAGCAACCGATCTGGAAACTACAGAAGAAGGGGGGCACCTACTCCCCGCGCCGAGGCAATACGTCCGCAGTTGACGGCTTCGGAGGGCGTCCGTGCGCCGTTTTCGAGTATAGCGGTGCGCCTATGGAATCCATTAGTGAGGCTAGGAGTGTGCTCAGTGTGGAATGACGAGCAATTATTGGAAGCCCGCCAGCGGGCGCACGAATACCGCCAGATGGCAGAAGAGTATTGCCCCTGCGGTGGCTTCCTCTTTGGCGACATACATTACGAGCAAGTGATGGAAGCAAGAGAGACTAGGCAGAACTGATGGCAGGAAAACCGAAACCAACGGCTTTGAAAGCCTTGCACGGCACCTTGCGCAAAGATCGCATGGTTGCCAACGAACCACAGCCAACGGGGCTAGCAACATGCCCCCGTCACTTAAACGCTGTAGCTAAGGCTGAATGGCGGCGCATCTCCAAAGAACTGCGGGCTTGCGGGCTTCTAACTGCCGTGGATCGTGCGGCGCTCGCGTGCTATTGCACAGCATGGAGTCACTTGGTCGAGGCGGAAGAAAAACTGGCAACGACGGGGTTGGTCGTTATATCGCCCACGGGTTACCCGATTCAAAATCCATATCTAGGGATAGCCAATCGTGCAGCAGAGATCGTGCATAAGTTCGCCAGCGAATTTGGGCTTACACCCGCGTCTCGTTCGCGCATCAGCGTTAATCCCAGCGCGGTGAAAAAGAGCAATTGGGATGAATGGGAAGCCGACTTCGGCGCAGTCGGCGTTTCGCAGCCGGGTAAGAAAGACTATGCCAATTTCGACGCGTAAATCATGTCATCAACGAAGTCCAAGTACAATCATTCGGAGGATTGTCATCAATACGCCCGTGATGTTGTCAGCGGCAAAATCCCCGCTTGCCGGTTCGTAGTTCTCGCCTGTCAGCGGCATCTCGATAATCTTGCCCGCATCCCCGATCCTACGTGGCCCTACACATTCGACGAGAAGAAAGCCAACCGCTTTTGCTCGTTCACCGAATTGCTTCCCCACGTGAAAGGCAGTCAGTTCGTGGGAAAGAAGTTCGTGCTTTCCCCGTGGCAGAAATTTATTTTCTGCAACATTTTCGGTTGGGTGAAAAAAGCGGACGGTCTGCGTCGTTTCAGAAAAGCCTATGTGGAATGCCCAAAGGGTCAAGGCAAATCGGCAATGATGTCCGCGTTGGGGCTCTACATGACATTTCTCGACTCCGAGCCCGGCGCGGAAGTGTACAGCGCGGCTCGAACGACCGAGCAAGCCAAGATCGTGTTCGCCACAGCGCAGCAAATGGCGCTCAAATCTCCCCAACTGCTGGAGAAGTACGGTATTGAAGTCAGCGCACACCATATTTCTCTAAAGACGGACCCGTTGAGCGTGTTTCGCGCCCTCTCTTCGGAAGCGAACAATCTCGAAGGAAAAAACCCGCACCTTTGCATCGTTGACGAGTTACACGTTGCCCATAGAGAGTTGTACGAGAACTTAGAGTCCGCGATGGGTAAAAGAGCCCAGAATCTCCTCTTCAGCATCACAACTGCGGGCAGCGATAGGCTGGGAATCTGCTACGAGACCCGAGGGCACCTGATCGAAATCCTAGACAAGCTGTATACCGACGAAAGTTTCTTCGGCGTGATCTACACGCTGGACGAGGAGACCGATGATTGGACGCAAGAGGCGTCTTGGATCAAGGCGAACCCGAACTGGGGCGTCTCCGTTGACCCAGAATCCTACTCAGCGGACGCACGCAGGGCGATCTTCACAACCTTCAAGCAGCCGTCGTTTCAAACCAAACGGCTGTGCATGTGGGTGAATGCAGACCACGCCTTGATTTCCGCACGGGATTGGCAAGCATGTTACACGCCGGGCTTAAACATTGAGGATTTCGGTTCAACTCCGTGCGTAATCGGTGTCGATCTCTCCAGTAAGCTCGATTTGTGCGCAGTCGTATGGTTGTTTGCCCGCAAGGAAGCCGATGGCAAGCAACACCTGTATGTCTTCGGCAAATATTGGTTGCCGGCCGAAACGATAGAGAAATCCAGCAATCCGAAGTACGAAAGCTGGGCGACTGACCATTATTTGGAGAAGGCTGAAGGTGCAACAAATGATTTTGACGCCATCGAGCAGGAACTTAAGGACGCTGGTAGTAAGTTCGATGTGCGGGCAATCAGCTATGATCCGTGGAACGCCAAACAACTCGCCGATCACATGATCAGCGATGGGGCTCCTATGGTGGAGATGCGCCCATTGGTCGCGAATTTCTCGCCAGCTTTGAAGGAGTTGCTCGCTCTGGTCGCTGAAAAGCGGATACATCACGATGGCAACCCTGTGCTGGGGTGGGCTATCTCGAATCTCGTCGGGCATTACGGACCCAATGACTCGCTTTTCCCGCTCAAGGAGCGTTACGAAAACAAGATAGACCCCGTTGTAGCCATCCTAATGGCGCTGTGCATGATCGACAAAGCCAAGCCCAAGCCCTCGTTTTTTGTAGTCACATCCAAATAATCGCACTACGTACCCCTAAGTGAGCCCCTTCCTTAGGAGGGGTGCCCGATCACAGCCGGTTCCAACGAACTGGGTGACGCGCACGCATTAGGAATTACGCAATGGAACTTATCCAGCAATTGAACACCCGTAAGTCCGAACTGATCGCCAATCAGGAGAAGGTTCTTCGCAACTCTCTTGAGACCAAGGTCAAGTTGACGGACGCGCAGGAATCGGATTACGCTGCCGCAACTGCCGAAATCGAATCTATCGACAAGACCGTCGCACGCATGAACGCTCTTGAAAAGGGGAAGCGCGAAGTCGCTGCTCCAACCTCAGATGTTTTTGTACCCCAGCCAGCTAAGAACACGTCAGCCAAGAAAACTTTCAGCGCAGAATACCACAAAGCGTTCTGGTCGAGCATCAAGGATCGCAATTTCACGAACGCGGCTTTGAACGAAGGCACAACTACGGAAGGTGGTTTCACCGTTCCAGTTGTGGTCTTGGATCAGATCGTACCGCTTGCTCCTCTGGAATCGGCGATGCGAAAACTGGCGCTCGTGCTTGTCACGGAATCCGATATCAAGATTCCGCAGCAAGCCTCGCGTACCGTCGCAGCCCAAAAGGCTGAATCCGGCGATACGTCTTATAGCTTCGGTGGAACCAACCCGTCGTTCGGGCAAGTAACTCTTGCAAGTTTCATGAACGGCGTCAACGTGCCGGTTAGCCTCGAACTTGCAAGTGACGTAAGTGCTCTTGCTCCCTTCGTGACTATGGACATGTCTCGCGGTATCTCGAATTGGGAAGAGTTTAAGTTCATCAATGGCAGCGGAACAGGCGAGCCGGAAGGTGTTCTTGATAACGGCAACGCGACCATCAGTGAAGACCTCTCCACTGCTGGTGTGGATGCGGTTCTCGACTTAACTGGTCAGATCAATCCTTACTACTACGCAGGGGCGAGCTTTTTGATGAACAGACTTACTGGGATTCAAATTGCCAAAGCTCAGCTTGCACTCAACCAGTTCCAGACGTTTTGGACTCGCGAGGGCACGCAAGACTACCTGCTCGGCTATCCGGTTGAGTACAGCTACCAGATGCCAGCCTACTCAGCTTCGCCATCAACTGAAGGTGCCATTCTTTTCGGCAACTTCAAGTCGGCGGTTGTCATTGGCGACCGTCACACGTCAGCCATCACGGCTCGCGTGTTGACTGAGGTCAACGCGCTTCAGGGCATCGTGCAGTTTCTCGGTTTCCGACGCTCGGATCAAAGAATCCGACTCAAAGAAGCGTACGCACAGCTTGACATCACAGGCTAAGCCTTATCTTAGCCGCATTCGAAAGCCCTGACTTCGGTTGGGGCTTTTCTTTTAGGGCGCAAATGAGAGTACACCCGTTCAGACCGAGCCCCGACGACCCCACCAAATGCTTGGAATGCGGTCATGAGTACGACTTTGAGATGCCTGATAGAGCGCCGGAGGTCGGCTATGCCTGCCTGCGATGCGGGAAGCCCCGTCATCGTTGCGCTTGCCCCGCTCTAACTCCTGACTTTCCGCTCCCTTAGATAGACGCCAATGCGTGCTTACCCAGACTCCATCGAGGCTGAATGAAGATTTCACTGTACGAACCACTAACCACGCTTGGCATTACTGGACCTGACTTCCAGATGCAGGCGACTAGCACACTTGCAGACCCCTCAGCCGATCTTATTTCGGCGCTCGTAGGCTTTCCGACCGCAGCCGGGAAAATCGTAACCAAAGAGACAGCCATCAGGATCGCCGCGTTCCTATCCGGCGTGAAGATGTTGGCAGGCGACATCGCCAAGATGCCATTGATACTGCGCGAGACCACGACTGTAAATGGTCGTCAGCACACCCAACCGGCGTTGGATAACCCGCTCTATCCGATCCTACACGACGTTCCCAACGAGTGGCAAACTTCGTATCAGATGAGATTTTTCCTCGCTAGCCAGTTGATCATGGCAGGCAATTGTTTCGCGCAGGTCATTCGAGACGGCACGGGCAAGATACTTCAGCTTAACCCCCTGAACGCGTGGCACATGCAAGCTCGCTGGGACTTGACTCAGCCGGGCAAACCGGTTCTTTATTGGTACTACTCGGATGCTCATGGCAATATTCGCACATTCTTTCCAAAAGACCTTTGGCACACGACCTCCATTAACGTAGAGGGCAGCGGCATCGAGGGGAGCAGGCTTATCGTCTTAGCGCGGGAAGCTCTGTCTGTGCTTCAGGCTGCCGAGGAAACTGCTGGACGTACCTTCGCGAATTCGCTGGGGATGCAGGGGTTCATTTCCGCGCCCGTCGATTCGGAAATCACCGAGCCGGAAGCCCAAAACGTGGTGGACACACTGAAGCGCGACTTCAGCGGCTCGCAGTCAGCAGGAAAATTCACATTGCTGCCCGGCGATCTGAAGTTCGTGCCGATGAGTTGGAACCCCAAAGACTCACAGTTACTTGAATCCCGCCAGTTCAACGAGATTTCCGTCGTTAGACTGCTCGGTGGAGCGCCGCTCTTAGTCAAACTGGGGATGGGCGAGAAAAATTCGACTTATGCGTCGTCCTCAGCATTTTTAGATGAGTATTTCAACACTTCTCTACTGCCGTACACCACGTCGCTGGAGCAGTCGATTTCCAGAGACCTGATCGCTCCCAAGGATCGCAGCCGCGTGTTCGCCAAACATAATGCCGACATCATTCTCAGGGGATCGCCGAAGGAACGTGCTGAAACCTACGCCGCGCAGATCAATTCGTTCCAGATGACACCCAATGAAGCTCGCGTGCTCGAAGACCGGGACACCATTGAGGGCGGCGACGTACTTTTCTTCCCGCAGAACTCGGGTATCTACGACATCGAGACCGGCGAGTACTTTTTAGCCTCGCAGCAAGCGGACGAGAAAGAGCCAGCTACCGCGCCCATACCAGAGGGTGATGGCGACGAGCCTGATGTTGAGGGCGGCGAGACGCCGCCTACGCCTGTTAAGGGCAAGAAACAATCTCCACCGATTAAGAAGCAAGCGGCTAAGGCTGAGGCACGCCTGATTCAGATCGCTAACTCGCTGGCGGAACGCTGCGAGCGCAAGTTTGAGAAGTCCGGCACCTTGGAGCCGAAGTTTGTTGCAGAAGTAATGTCAGTTTCGCTGGAGAAGGCTATAGAGGTTTGCAAGGGACCGTACACCAGCAAAGAAGAGTACCACGCGGCTTTGGTTGCGTGTGCATTAGGAGAGAACGATGATAACTAAAGTCAACACCACCGACCCACGCAGGTTTTTCAACGCTGCGGTAGACAACGACACTCTGATACTCGACATGTTTGATGTGATCGGCTCGTCCGATCTTTTCGGCAACGGGATCACCTCTACTG